TTAGGGAGTTATCTGACTAGCGCCTCCGTTTTTAATCCACTTATAAACATCTGTTCTCAGGTATGCTTTAGGTCTCAATCTAATAGGGCGAGGAAACTTTCTTCTTCGCTCGTAATCCCATAAAGTTTGTCGCGATGAGATTCCTAATTTATTCATCACTTCATCACTAGTCATTAATGTTCTATCCATCTTTCTCTTCCTTTTGTAATTTCCGTAGGTAATACGATAGGACCATCTTGTCCTGATAGTTCATGTGATTTAGAGGCTTAAACTTCGGTGTGTATTTATCGAGGATTTGAGTGGTTAATTTGTCGTTGGGTATTCCGTGGCTTCTAAGTTCAATTAAGCATTCCTTTGCTATCTGCCGTCGTGCATTTTCCATTGCCTGTGCATTCATAGTCTTTGCCTTTTATTACGCAAAGTGACCATATATGATTTACGGCAGTTTTCTATTTCGACGGGATAAATATTCTTTCCTATCTTTATTTTGTGGCTAACAATTATTCCTGTTCGATTATATTTCTTTTTATGGGCTTCCAGTGCCTCATTAATAGCAATCCTTTCTGTTGGTGTAACTTCACCGCGAATTATTAATCTCATAATTCACCTATATTAATTGAATACTTTCTTTTGCTTGGTCGCCATATACATCCCAATCACCGTATTTCTCTCTCGCGAATAACTCTAACCGTGGAACATCTCCGTATAATTCCTCTAAACGATGATGTACCTCTTTTGGTTTTTCGCTGTGTTCGCCTAAACATGAATATATAACCTGTCGAACACTTGCAGACTTTCTCTCTAATCCATTACCTCTTGTGGCTATTAAACACATTTCAATATTTTGACGAGTGTAATTACCGCAATTAATCTTTGTCTCATTGTTTAATATTTCCATGAAGTCAAAGAAATCTTCTGGCGGTTTTTTATTTATTCTATCTCCTGCATTTTTATTTAATTTAACCCATGCGAACCCGAACATATTCTTTACTTTAAAATCCCATGCCTCGGCTAATTTAATTGCTTCGAGTGCAAAATTTCCCGTGTACCACATAAACAGTACGGCATTTTTAGAGGAGTGTTTTTCTATTGGTAATCGAGAGAGGGAATATAAGTCGGTAGTGTTGTAATGATTATCTGCTGCGCCATTTGAAACTTTGTTATTGTAAGACCAAGGAGGATCGCACAATATCAAGTCATATTTTTTCATTCTCTCATCACCTCACCACAAACAACTTCAACATTCCTCACTGACATTAAATATTCAGCACGTTTATTGCATTCCGATTGCGTGTATATATCTTCCGTTACAGGTACAGCAGAACCCTGTATTAGCATGAGTAATACATATCCGATTATTTGCATTAATTGCTACTCTGAATTTTAGGTATAAAAAACCCTGCTATTGCAGGGTAGTGACTATTCTATTTCTTTTAATGATTTTGTTACTTCCCACTCTTTTTTTAAAAGAATTCTTATGGTAATAGAAAGTTGCTCTATCTCACGTTCGATTTTCTTTATATTATTATTTTGACTTTCATTACTGAGCTTTTTTAGAATGTTTTCTAAATTATTTTTTATTGAATCTGATTCAATAGGCACGGTTCCATCTTCTTTCACTGGCAAGAGTAATTCCAAGTAATTAATTTGACGCAGTAGTTCGTAATATTTTGCTTTATGTTCTACATAAAAAGAACCAGCAGTAATATCTCCAGCTTTTATTAATAGTTTTATTTGAACAATGAAGTTTAGATGACTGATTATTTCTGATGATGTTTTCCTTAAATCATTAATCCAAGCTTGTCTCATCGGAGCAATATTGTTTGTTATCATTTGCTGACGAAGAGATTTTTTATCAGTTTCAATTTTATTCCTTGATAATTCAATTTCATACTCTAATCTTTGTTTATCTAAAAGATATTTTTTTCTCTTCCACCAATTAGTAAGAAAACCACCTATCACTCCAGCGATAAGCAAATAAAAAATATTAATTATTACAGACCATATACCTACAATATCTTTATCGGTAGCTAAGTGTAATACCTCATTCATATAAATTATCCTTAACAAAAATGAAAGAAGGAATCATACTCACATCCATGTGACTAATCCACTGTCAAAATGCCTCCTTAATTCACACTTATTTGCTTTAATGCCTCGCGAACAGCGTTTAACCGTGATTCCATTCTTAGATATTTAGGGTTGGGAATAGTTGGCCAGTTTTCATCCCACGCATCATCACCAAACAAACTAAGCAACTTACCACCTAAAAAACTATTACAGCACTCATCTTTAACATTATCTGATGCTTCGATTAAATCCCAATATTCCCTTGCTTCGTATTTATCTATTTCATCATCTTTGCGTAGTTCGATAACTTGCTTTTTAGCGTATTCAGCATTTGCATCGTTATCAGCGTCTATCTCAGAGATTAAATTAGAATCTAACTTGCCTATCCAGTAGTGATTATTGATACGCTGAATAAACTCAATTAGTGAGCTACCCATCGAGCCCCAAAAGCAAGACCATGAACAACCGCTTTCGCTAATTGTGACACGACCATTTTGATTATCGCCGCAGTCCTCAAGATAAACATGAATAGGGTCGTGATGTTCTACACCCGTTATTACTAACTTAGTAACTTGAGATTGTTCAACTTTCATATTCACTCCTCTTCATTGCATCCCTGCGAGTTAAATTATCATGCGAACTTTGGTAGCTTATTACCTGTAAGTTCCTCTGCGTCCTTCATAAAGTCGGTGGCTTGCTCTTCCATTCCAACGCCGAAATCATATTTATGAACCGCTTTAGCCATTAAGAAAGCGCCAGCAAAAAGCACTTCTTTCAACTTTTCATTTTCTTCTTTGAGTTTATCTGTCATATCTATCTCCTGTTTGCATCCTTGCACTGAGTAATGGTTATATCCTTTGGTTAAACGGGTAGGGTAGTTAGAAGGGTATTTGATCATCCCAATCTTGAGGGGGTTCGTTTTGTGGTGCTTGCGGTTGATGCGCTGATTGCTGTGTCTTCTGGCTTCCCGCCTGATTACCACCGTTACCGCCTAGCATCTGCATTGTTCCACCAATATTGACCACTACTTCCGTTGTGTATCGGTCTTGCCCGCTTTGGTCTTGCCATTTTCTGGTTTGCAGTGAGCCCTCGATATATACCTGACTTCCTTTTTTCAGATATTCACCTGCAATTTCGGCTAATTTTCCGAAGATGCATACTCGATGCCACTCAGTTTTTTCTTTTATTTCACCGGTTTGTTTATCGCGCCACGATTCCGATGTGGCCAATGTGAGATTTGCAACAGCGCCACCACTCGGCATGTACCGAATTTCAGGGTCCTGCCCCAAATGACCAATGAGAATACATTTATTCACGCCTTTACTTGCCATTATGCAGCTTCCTTAAGTTCTTTAATTCGAATGCCTGTTACACGTTCACATTCCTTTTGTGATTCAGTACCAGCCAATGCATTCCATGCTTTTTTGTACTCATCCATGATTTGTGACTGATTCGTAGCCGTGCCAAGGAAGTTAGTGTAATCAGCTAACACCTGCTCTGCCGTCCGTGGCGCTACGTTATGAATTTCCGCATCTGCATCAATTGCTGTTTCTTCTGTTGGAATACAGAACGCTTGAAATGCCGCGTATTTATATGCAATCGACATGGCTTTATTTGTGGCTTTATCTCCGCTATCCATAGCCTCACCATAAGTCACTACCGTGTGCTTACTGCCATCTTCCGTGGCAACAAAATCAAATTCAGCCTTAACCACAACGTAGAATAGCTGACCACCTCTTTGTGTTTGTCTTTCCGTGACTGAGCGTTCAATGATCCGTGGAAGAATAAGCAATCCATGCTTAACTAAAGCTGGTGCAAGAGCGTTATATACAGCGTCAATCCCTCTGAACATAAACCCTTGCTGTTGATTTTTACTTCCTTTCTTTATTCCTGTTTCAGCCATTTCCTTGGCTACATTGCTAATCGCTTTATATACAGCAGTCATGTTAATCTCCAAGATACTGACCTTGACGCCGATCGCTTCCGTAGTAATCGATTTCAATATTGCGACTAGATACAGAATTCCTTTCTGCATCGCGTAATGCCTGAATGTGAGGCGGTAGAGGAGGGTGATTTTTCGATGCGTCCAAGTTCATGTGTAGCAGTTCCATTGCTAATCGCTTTTCTCTCTCCTTCACGCTCGTATTTGGCAAATGACCCTCAATCATTGCAATAGCTTGAGCCAGAGCTTCCTCTCTGTTTTTTGCTAATGACGGTGATGTTAATTGAGGGTATTTATCGGTAGGGTAGGAATTAGAAACGTTCATTGAAAATCTCCCTGAAAGTCCTTCATTGGCAATGACAATCCTTGTCGTCCTAACACTTCCGTTTGATACATAAATTCATCGTGTTCGCGTTCCTGCGATTCTTTACGCTTCCCGCGTAATTCTTCTAACCATTGTTTTGAGTTGCTCATCACGCCTCCTTAATAAACAGCACCCAATGCGTTTTATCGTTCTTGCCAACACGCTGGACTATTGTTGGTTTTTGGTCGGTTAGCGCTAAAACTTGCTTTGTGGTTATTTGTGTTTCATTCCACTTGAATGCCAATGTTCCGTTTGGCTTGAGCACTCTAAATGCTTCACTAAATCCTTTTGATAAATCGTCTTTCCATGACTCTTTATTTAATCGCCCATACTTTTTAAACATCCACCCGTTGTGGCCAACCCTGATTAAATGAGGTGGGTCGAATATAACTTGATAAAATGAACCGTCAGGAAAGGGGAGGTTTTTAAAATCAGCGATAATGTCTGGTGTGATATTTAACTTCCTGCCATCACATAAAATATGTTTCTCTACGCGGATGTCGCTGTAAATTGCTCGGTTATCTTCCTTGTCAAACCAGAACATGCGACTACCACAGCACATATCCAAGATGGGGCTCATGACTACCTCCTTACGTGAACGCATACTCTCCACGCGTATTAACCTGACGTAAAATTCGATTTGTCTTTTCGCATTGCTGTTTAAATTTCCAATCATCAAACAATAATTCGACTTGTTGCTCAGTCATTTCAGACTCGCGAAGTAGGGTGAATATTTGTTGCTTTGCGTGTTTCTGCTTTGCGTTCATGTTGTACTCCATATGCTGTTTTTAATGTTTCGTTTGCTTTGCGCCATCCATTCTCATCCTTGAGAAAGCGTGCAATCCCGGCTTGCGATTGAGCTAAACAAAGTTTGTATTTATCAATATTCATGCTTACCTCTGGATGTGCGAAACCTGCGCTAATCTTGCGATAGCGATAGGGTGGTTATCTGGTGTTGGTGCGGTGGGTTAGTAGTGAATTTTTACGTTTGATACTAGGTTTTTAGCGATAGCGATAATGCAATTCTTGGCGCACTCTTCTGGAATGCCAGCATCAATTAAATCTTGCATGGCTTTATTGTTAACTGTTTTCTGATGTTCCTTATCAGCCTGACGTTTAGCCTCTTCCTGACGTTTACGCTCTTCCTCAGCTAATCGTGCTTGCTCAGCTTCCTGTGCTTTCTTGCGCTCAGCTTCGATAGCTAATTGTTTCTCACGTTCGGCTCGTTCCAGTGCTTCTTTTGCGTCACGTTCAGCCTTTTCCTTGGCTTCTTTTGCTGCTTGCTCTGAACGTTGAATAGCTTCCTGCTTCTCGCGCTCTGCGCGTTCTGCGGCTTCCTTTGCTTCGCGTTCGCGCTGTGCTGCTGCTTCGATTTCTTGCTGTGCTTTTTGTTCGGCTTCTAACCTAGCTTGCTCTGCTGCTTGTTTCTTCAGCTCTTCTTCGCGTGCAATACGTTGGCGTTCTGCTTCGGCTTTAGCTTCTGCTAAATCACGGTCGAATTTCTCATTCATGAGCAGGGCGATTTCATGGTCTGACTCGATGCGCTCAGCAAGTGCCTTATCGAATGCGGCATTCATTTCTAGTGCTTCTTCGTGCCACGCTAACATTTGCTTTTCTGCTTCGATTCGCTCTTGCTCAGCTTCCCACTCAGTTAATGGCTGTCGAACTTTATCGCGCAATGTATCAAAACGCTCTCGTACAGTTCGGCGATTGGCATCGATTAGTTTTGGTATTTCTTTTAACTCTGCTACCAAGTCTTTACCGAGCCCATCAAGGTAAGTTTTTGATTGAGCGACTTTGTAGGCCAATGAAGCAATTTCCTTGCGGCCTTTAGCTGTGGTGATATCAGGAATAAAAGAGTTAACTTCTTGTTCTACTTTACGAATGATATCTTCGACGCTATCCGATGACTTAAATACTTCAAGTGCTGTCGATTTCTCAATTACGACTAATTCATTTGCCATTTCCTATGTTCCTTATGTGCGTATTCCTCACTATTAATAGCGATATGAATGATTAAGTGGTGGGTTACTGCTGGCTATTTGATGTATTTAGCTTGTTGGCGGGCAAACTTCTTTGTGTGACCTTTAGCAATTAGGCGCTTAACTTGATAATCACGATTGAGCTTTTTAGCTTCTTTTGTATTATCAGGCTTAACTCCGCCATTATATTTTTCGTTCATATCACCCTCTAGCCTTTAACATTGCATCTGCCATGCGGTAGTAAGTTTCAGCTTTATCCTTGAAAATGGCGTCAATATCATCCTGTGACCAATAACCGCTATCCATACGCTCTGTTGCCCAATCTCCTTGCATAGCTTTAGCAGCAAAATAATCTCGCAATGTCATACCTTCCTGAGCTACAAACTGCATATCTGGATGACCACTTGCATGAAAAGCCGCTCCACCTGTTTTATCTGTCATACTCCCTCCGTTATTAACTAAATGCGATGCTAATCAAACAAGCCCATCGATAACTTTCTCAACTACGGCTACCGCTTCTTGCAGTTTTTGCAGACGAGTTATAAATACTTCACGCTGAGATTTAACTGCATCAATGAGAAACTCTTGGTCTGCAAACGCTCTGTACGAAGTGTTATTATTTGCACAGACCACCCAATTGATGGTTGTTTCCTTGCTCAAATTAAGCACCTCATCAGCCTGCTGTATGGCGTACTTCGTATCTTCAATTTCCTTTAATAAACTTTTAATTTCCATCTCTATCTCCTATCTGTTAATCAACTCACCACAGCCCACTGCAATGGACTCTGGTTAGTTGCCTAGATATCGCTCTAGGCTGCGGGTCTCACAGACCATGGCACCGCACTCTTTAATTTATTTAGATACGTTAAATTTAATCACTACATAAATCCTCCGATTCAAACGGTACTTACATCTATGGCGAGACCGATTTATCGCCTTTGGTTTATTGGTCTAAAAAAGTTATCTCACCACATCCCACAGAATGGACTGTAATTAGTTAACTAAAGCATTCCTTTTTTTCTTAACTGATTTGCTTTATCTCCACTCATAGCAATTCCATGACCTTGCTGAATGCCAAGCCCTCCAACACTTAACGAGGTGTCAGGATACAAGTCACTACGCATACCTGAACCAGAACATGATTCAGCTTTGGGCTCTTCACTTTCCAAAGTCACAAATGCCTTTCTAACTCTATGACCTAATTCTAAAATATCATCACGAGTTAATTTAAAATTGCGTCGATAACTATCAACTAGCATGGCTGATAGAACCGCACGAGCCGATTCTTGAGATGCTTCTGTTAAATCTTCAAATTTCATCTTACTTCTCCTATCTCGCCGTCACCCCGAACTCAATGCTCGGCTGTTTTGTTTTAACTCCTGAAAATACTGCTACATTAGGTAAGCAACAGTTATCTCCACTTGGATAATGCTTTGTTGGTTTGAGAGAGAGAACAGGGCGTTCTTTCTTCTCTTTCACTGAGTTAGCTTTAGTAATTTCTTCTTCTTTCATTTTGTTAGCTCTGAAAGATGCATATCTGGCGTATTGACGCGCTTTATATGAATTACTGTTTACATGCTTAACTTCCACTTGTTTGCGTTCACCTGCTTTCTTAGGCGACGTTTTTAACGGTTGAATATAAGTTGTCATGTTGCCTCCTCTGAATAAGTTTTAGTGATTGGTGGCAGGTGATTATTGTCCTGCTCGCTGCTTTTAGCTGAATGGATATTTTTGCTAGATGCTTTTAGCTTACTGTCACTGATTTTGTGACCGCCTTTCCATTTACTAACTGGTATCACCAGTAATCACCAATCCCAAAACTCACTCAGTGAAATGTTGGACAAGATGTCATTGTCCGTACTGCTATATTTTTAAAGAGCATGGCTTGCTTATGTATCTTGCTTGCCGTTGATGTGATTAAATATAACCAGCGGTGATTTATAAGTCAACACCGCAGGTGATAATAATATAACTGGCGGTGTTAATTTATTGTATTTTCAGATAATTTATTTTCAAATAAATCTCAGATTGGAATGCAGATCACTTCTTTGGAGGGGAGATGGTACAAAAAAGCCCTCGCGGGGAGGGCTTTCTGTGAAATGCGGTTTACGAGTAATGAGTGTTCATTATGCAGCCTTGCGCTGGTAGGAAGCTACAGCTTCATGTAGCTTTTTATTGAGCTCGGTGATTCTTTTGGCGCAAGCCTCCATCTGATCAAGCATCTCAAAAACTTTTTTGAAGTCACAGTTCATATTCATAATTTCACCTTACTTAGATATATGGTTTTTCATCTAATGCTGCTATAGCCGCACATAAAGAATCATGATCATCAGAGTCTATTGCCTTAGCTAATTCTAAAGCAAGTTCGAGGTATTCATTCACATTATCGATTTCTGATTGATCTATTGCTGCCCCAACAATTGTTGCGACTTGTGTGGCAATATCTCTATATGTTGTCAATTCAGCAACGATATCTTTAAACGTTGGGTTTTGATTTTGTAATTCATATAATGGTAAGAGTTTTGATGTTTTTAACATGGCGCTAATTTCACCAAAGATAATGGCTTGTAATCCATTAAATCTTTTTTTGGCAATCTTTAGCACAAACTCTGCGCTTTGTGGCTCAGCAATTTTTGGTTCATTCATATTTCTCTTACCTTGTTATATAGCCTGTCAATATTTTTTTCAAGCTTTATTGTGTAATAATTTGTGGATAACTCAAACATGACGCAGAAATCTACACCATATAACAACAAAAATTAAGATGTATTTTCCTTATTTATGATCAATTTATCAAAACCTGTTGATAAAACGCAGAAAATATTTTTACCTTATTGTCCCACACCCTAAAACGTGTCGTCAGGCCATTGTGACTTGATTACTTTACCTATGATTGTGCAGTTACCGTTAATAGGGATCAGGTCATAGCGTGGGTTTAATGGCTCTAGATACTCAACTCCGCCTTCTCTAATCAATCGTTTGAATGTGAACTCATCATTTAGCAAACGAGCGACACAGAAATCTCCGAACTCTACTTCTTCCTCAGGATCAACCAGAATTAGCATTCCTTCAGGAAAACTTGGCTTACCTCCTGGTGGTGCTGTCATTGATTGACCTTCAACCTCTAACCAGAAAGAACGCTCACTGGCTTTCTTAGCTGTTGGTATCCACGACACAGCATCTTTCTGAGTGTATGAGTTAAATTCTGTTGAGAAAGCACCAGCCTGTACCTTCGTGAAGAGAGGGTATTGATATTTCTCATCCATGCTTGGTGTTTTTAATGGGCTGACAGCCTTAAACATGCCTCTAATTTCTTTAGCTAGTGATGGGCTAAATTCATCAACAGTAACTTGTAACGCCTCAGCTAACTTTGCTGCGTTTTCTATGTTTAGAGCGTTTACTCCATTCAATAACTGAGCAACAGCGCTCTGCCCCATGCCGATTGAATCGCCTAGGGTTTCTTGTGATAAGCCAAGCTCTTTCTTTTTTGCCTCAAAGATATTTTTCAGGCGAAGAGCGTCAGCTTTTTGTTCTTCAGTGATCGGTTTCTTTTTCATACTGCAATTTTATTACCAAATGGAATATTTACCAATCACCGCAGGTGTTGACTATTTTATCACTTGCGGTGATAATAATTAAAAAAGGAGAAACTATGGAAAGAGTCCCATTAACTAAATTTGCTACTGAGCTAGGACAACACAAAACAGCTGAATTGTTAGGTGTTAGGCAAAGCGCGATAAGTAAAGCAATTTTAAAGAAAAGAAATATTTTCATTATCAGAAAACAAGATGGAACAGTTGAAGCAGAAGAAGTTAAACCGTTTCCATCTGGTAAATAACTACCATCACGCTCTTTAAAAATTCACGCCATGCCTTTTGACTTCAATCGGCAAATTGTTATCAACAATCCGCTCATATGGAATGAGCCACGGATCATTACTGCTGTTCCCAATATGGGAAGTAATCTAAGAAGGAATTTAACAAATGGAACTATCAAACGAACGCAAATTTCGAGAAATCGAATCAAAAATCATGAAAGGGATACTTGTTACTGGCGCTAGAGAAGTAGCGAAAAGAACGGGTATTCACGAATCACAAATATCTCGCTGGCAATCTCAACAATCCAAAACGCAATTAAGCTTCATACAACGTTGTGCAAGGCTTTTAGTTGCTATTGGGTATGAGACACCAGATGACACAGTGATATTGCAAGGTGATGAGGCTAGAGCGTTAATTCAGATGCTTGAACATGTCAAAGCACCAAAAAGAAAAACCTCAACCACGGCGAATGGTGAGGTTTCTCAACAAATGGACTTAACCATTTAACTTAACAAATACACTGTATCAATAACCAGTATTAAAGGGAAGCTGATTTTGAGCTTTCCTTTTGCTGATACAGCTAATTAATGGAGTAATTATATATGAATTCTGTTTACTTAACAAACAGATATGGAGGTCGTGGTGAATACAGCTAAATTCTACGATCTTGGTGTTGCAAGACAGAAAAGGAGCAACAGGGTGGAAAACCAGAAACTAGGTTTCATCCCGTTGTACAGGAGCATAAAAAATAAGTCATGGGCTAAAGATGTTTATCTCAGAGCACTGTGGGAAAACTTATTGTTAGAAGCTCAGAGCGAGCCATACACAGCCAACTACAAAGGTCATATATGGCATTTAAAGGCTGGTCAACTGGTTACCACTCCAGCCAATCTAGGGCTAAACCTGTGCGATAGGAACGGCAAGCCAACCAGTAGAGATACGGTTAATCGAATGCTGGCTGTTTTTGTTCGTGAAGGGATGATTTCAATCGAAGGAGAGAAGCATAAAGGCACCGTGATAACTATCACAAATTACAGTGATTATGCTCAAAATTCAGTCAATGTACCCGCACATAAGTACGCACATAACAACGCACATGATGAAGCCAGTATTCATGCGCCTTTAGATGACATTCCCGCACATAACAACGCACATGAACCCGCACATCATGAACAATATATATTTAATAATAAATTATTAAATGATCGTCCGAGAAAAAAATCTTCTGTGCCTCGCAAGGTAAAACCTGACGCCGCTGTTAGTTCAGAGAAAGGGGATAAATGGGGTAATGCTGAAGACCTAAAGGCCGCTCAATGGATTTACGAGAAAGTGTTAATTGTAAGCCCTACGGCTAAAGAGCCTAACTGGTCAGCATGGGCTAACGATGTTCGTTTGATGAGACAGCTAGACGGACATACCCACCAAGATATTTGCAGAATGTTTAAATGGGCTAATCGTGACTCGTTCTGGTGTAGCAACGTGTTATCTCCCGCAAAGTTACGTGAGAAATGGGACACATTGGCCATACAGAGCCAACAACCCAATCGAGGTAAGCGACAGGTTGATCCTGAACCGGCACAGAGCTGGAATACTCGTGAAGCATGGGAGAATGATTTTATATGAAGACTAATCTGGCTACTGCAATCGCTAATCGTGATGCAGGCGCATTGGCTAGAATGGCTCAGAGTAGCACCCCGCAAAAAGTTATAAATAATCATGCTGAGCAACTAGTCGATGTATTATTCCGAAATCTGAAACAAATATTTCCAGCCTCAGTAAATACCATTTTCAAAAACGAGTCAGAGGAACTTACTGCAAAACGACAATGGATCGCCGCCTTTGCTGAGAATGGAATTACTACCAGAGAGCAACTTCAAAACGGTATGCGACATGCAAGAGCAAGTGATAACCCTTTCTGGCCTGCTGTTGGTCAATTTATCAAGTGGTGCAAGGAAGAAGATTATGTAGCTCTTGGTTTGCCTGACGAGGATCATCTTTACGAACTCTATCGAGAATACTGCAAAATGCGTGGCTGGCGTGAAATGAAATGGCCATCAAACGCTTGCTACTGGATGGTTACCAAAATTTACTCTGAGATGCGAAGTAAAAGCCTAACGGATAGTGAGGTTAAGAAGCTTTGTGCCAAAGAGTTACGGAGCATGACTGCAAGAATCAAGTCAGGTGAAACTATTCCAGCGCCGGCACTTCAAGTCGAACACAAGATCACACCAACAAGCCGCAATAAATCACTATCAATAATCGCCAATTTGAAGCAAAAGCATGGCTTCAGATAACACGCAAGAGGATTTTTAGATGAACGAACTCAAGAAATGCCCGTTTTGTGGTGGTGAAGCAAAGACAGAAAAATATTTACTGGTTTATTGGCGAGTGAGATGTACTAAGTGCTTCACACTACAAACTGAAATGGTTACATCGGAGAAGTCAGCCATATCAGTATGGAACAGGAGAGCTAACAGTGAGTGATATAGGAGGTTAAATTGGAAGCTGATTTTCTCTTCCACGAATCAACCAAAAATACCGCATGGCAACACCTCAAAGAAGTTCTAGCAACAAACCAACCACACCGAATCATCATCAAGCCGTGGAAAAACAAGCGTTCATTATCTCAGAATTCCACTTTTCATATGTGGTGCACAGAGATAAGTAAATACCTGTGTAAGAACAACGCCAATTACACGCCTGAAACCGTTAAGGAAATGCTTAAGCATACATTCCTAGGCTATGAGGTGGTCGATATGGTTGACGTTACTACACAGCTTACAGAGCGCGTAAGGACACTTCGGAAAACGTCAAAACTTGATACAGGTGAAATGTTCCACTTTATGGAGCAGGTTGAGCGATGGGCGGTAGGTATAAATTGTTTCGTGACGATACCTGATAACTCTCAATATATGGAATTAAAAAGGAAGCAAAATGAGTAAATACGACAGACCATGCAAGGGCGTGACAATCGATGTGTATGACGTTTTAAAAGCCTTTGAAGTAACTAACCCGGCATTACAACATTTAATTAAAAAAGCTCTCTGCGCTGGATTGATAGGTTATAAAGACAAAGAGCAAGATTTATGTGAAGTGCTGGCATCCGCAAAAAGGGCTATTGAGCTGGAGGCTGAAAAATGACTGAAGAACAATACAGGACTTATGCGCGAGTGATAGTGGCTGGTCGTGAGTTTATCTCGTTTAATCATAACACTATTTCATCAGTGACGGGGTTAACACCCGCAAGAGTCGGAACGATTCTAAAAAAATTACTGGTATTGAAATGCGTAGAACATGTTGAAACAAAGAGCCGTAAACGCACTCGCCCAATCAATAACTATGCCGTTACAGACGATGCAATTACTCGGTTAAGAAATCAGTTTGAAAAAGAGCGTCTGGCTAACCTTCCACTCTTCCCTAAAGCTAAAAAGGTTGAAGCAAAGAAACCTAGAAAAGTGCTGGATGATTTTATGTGTGGATTGTCATTTGTCGATAAGGCAAACACGGCAGGCATGGGTAATCAGGTATTGATGAAGTTTGATTCATTATTGAGTGGGGTGAGGGTGTGAAAACAAAGTCAACAAAAATGGAGTTGGTCAAGTTTGAAAGAAACGAAAACCTATTTCTCAAGGAGTATAACGTTACTCACAATAACGAGACTACAAAGTTAGAGCAGAAAATATCTATTGCCAGAGATAACTTTGGAAAGTTTGAGGTAGATATTGAAATGGATGGATTCCCTCGCATTAGTGATGAAGTTGAATCTTTACTCAAATACGGAGAGTGGCTAGAGCGATTAGGTGTTGCAATTAGACGTGAAGCTAAACGTGCGGTAAAGCGAGGCGTTCAATGAACTGCATGTCATGCAATAGACAGCTAACAGATGATGAAATTTACGTGTGTAGCAAGTGTGCTGATGAATACGCTCATTTGGAAGTGATGGATAAAATCAAAGGAGAGGGAGATGAGTAGTGAGTCATTACGAAAAGCACTTAAAGAAAATCCTGAATGGGTAAAGCGATACTTGCAGCTAGATAAGCCATCAAAAATACGAACCCGCCACGTAATTCTATTCTTTTCGATTGTCACATTATTGATGGGGGTTGTGTATGGCTAACTTACGCAAAGAAGCCCGAGGCCGTGAATGCCAAATTAGAATACCGGGAGTCTGTAATGGTAATTCTGAAACTGTCGTCTTAGCTCATTATCGAATGTCTGGCATTTGCGGTACCGGAATAAAACCTAATGATATTTTTGGTGCTTGGGCATGTAGCGCTTGTCACGATGAAATAGACCGAAGAACACGAATTACTGGCGCGGAATACGCAAAGCAATGTCATTTAGAGGGTGTTATTCGTACTCAGGATATTCTCATCAAGGAGGGTAAGATTAAGGTATGAACGAATATCACTTAAAATTGCCGTGGCCGCCGAGCAATAATACGTACTGGAGGCATTGTAGAGGGCGGCATTACATCTCAACCAAAGGCACCAACTACCGAAAGCAAGTAACAGATTACATCAAGCAACATAACCTAGACGTCAAAACCACTTCCCGCATCAAAATAGTCATCACTGCAAACCACCCTGATAAACGCAAAAGAGACCTCGATAACCTGCCTAAAGCTGTTTTCGATTCCCTTACTCATGCCAATTTTTGGGATGACGATGAGCAGATAGATGACTTCCGCATAAGGCGTGGCGAGAAGGTTAACGGTGGATCCTTGGATATCACGATATGGGAGATAGCTTAATGTTCACTGATATAGACGCAGCTATTGAAGAGGCAAGATATTTAAAATCTCAATCGGGTGGTCGAGTTAATTTCTGTGTAATGCAAGTTATGAACTATATGGAAGTAGCCAGCGGGCTGATGGATGGTGTCAGAGTCCTATATACAACTGCGAATGATGATTATCACACAGTATTACCGGAGGTGAGATGAACCTAGAAAGCGCTGTTAAATATCACTTCGCCAAAACAACATCAATATCAGATGCGCCTAGCTCAACATCGCCAGATAGATTAACCGGTACTGATGTTATGGGCGCTTTTGGTATGTGTCAGAGTAAAGAGTCATTCGGCTATTCAGCATTCTTGGGGAAGATGGGAATAAGCCGAAATGACAGAGACAAAGCGATACAACTTTTAATTCGGCATGCATTGAATCATTGCGACAAGGTTCCAGCCTTACGCAAGCTCGATATGAATGTTAAGCGAAAGGTAATGCAAATACTCGCAAAATTCGCTTATGCAGATTATTGCAGATCAGCATCGAGTGTTACTGAGTGCGTAAAGTGCAATGGATCAGGTTTTAAGGTAAAGGCGGTTAAGGTTAAAAAAGTCTTTGGTAAAGAAGTTCGCATTATTGATGACACCGAGTCATGCGCTTGTGATAAGTGTAACGGTAAAGGTTATGTTTCTTGTGCGTGCAATGACTGTAAAGGGCGTGGCATGGCAATAGATAAGGAAACGCTAAGGTTAACTGGTGAAGCTGTCAGTATGCCTTGTAAACGTTGCTCTGGACGTGGCTATGAGCGAATACCTGCATCAAAGGCTTTTCAAGCGGTATCTCACTTAGGGATTACGATTGATCAATGGAAGCGTTCAGTTAGTAAATTTTATGAGTCATTGGCGGTTGAGTGTGAAAAAGGAGAAAGTAACGCAGATTACATACTAAAAAAGGTAACAAATTAAAAACGAATACTTCTAACGAATGAATTGACTTTTGCACTTTTCTGTGTAAATATCGTTCTAACGATGGGTTATTGCCATTTCGTTAACGTTAAAAGAATTCAATACCTCGCTTCGGCGGGGTTTTTTTGTTATCTGAAACAGTGCCCCTCATAGTCCCTATGCAGAGCGGAGGAATCTGGTTTGCGATACACTTGGGGCTTTCGATGTACCCTTATGGGGCTTGAAGACCACGCCACCCGCTCGCAGGCAATAGTTACTACCTGTCTAGTGGCTTGGTGTGGCAACCTAATTTAGACAAAAGAAAATCCGCAACACCACATTACAGTTGATCTTTTGACTAAATGCACCCTCTTCATTTTGGAGAGTTGTGTGATTAGGGACCCCAGATGATGTTTTGGTCGACGGATATCTGGTGTCCCTTTCTATTTTAATTCCCCCGAATTCGAGGGAATAACTGAATACGGGTAACAACGGGCATATCGCCTTAGTAAATCCCGATCGGTGCATGAGTAACGTTCCATGCCGTCAGCCCACGAAACGGGCGCTTATTCAACCATCCGGAATTACCGGATAGTTCACATTCAGAAGATCGCTTAGGCGGTCTTTTTTCGTATATGCCGACCACAGAATCAATCACAACACCTCACATTCACACAAGAGCTGTGAGTCGGCGTTCTATTAACTAATTCCTCCAATAGGGGGTGAGTATGAATCATATGAAAGAAACCCCTGAATTTTGGGATCAGGTATTTAGTTATCTGTCTCAATATAAAGAGCAAGGAATGTTTGCTGGTTTGGCTGGAACTGTCGCGATATTGAGAGGGATGTATAACGGAGGTGGGTGGAAGAAGACGCTTTTAGATGGATTCTTATGCGCCTTCTTAGGTTGGTTCGCTAAAGACCTACTCTCTCTTCTTGGTATGAACCCAGACTTAGCTTACTTCACCAGTGTGATGATTGGTTATTGGGGTGTAGAGAAGGCAAGCAATATGATTAAAAATAAAGTGGGGGTGAAAAGTGAGTAAGTTTAGATTAAGCAAACGTAGCGAAGAAAACCTCCGTGGCGTTCATCCTGATTTGGTTAAGGTAGTACATCGAGCATTAGAAATTACTGATATTGATTTTATGGTGATTGAAGGTAAACGCAACGAAGCCCGTCAACGACAGTTAGTTGCAAGCGGCAAAAGCCAAACGATGAATAGTCGCCACTTAACTGGCCACGCTGTTGATTGTGCTCCGCTGGTAAATAATCAGATCCCTTGGAACGATTGGTCACACTTTAAAAAGGTAGCTGATGCCATGATGCAAGCGGCGAAAGAGTTAAGTGTCGATATCGAATGGGGCGGTAACTGGAAAACATTTAAAGATGGCCCTCACTTCCAATTAACCCATAAGACATATCCCGCATGAATACGCTAACTAAGGTATTATCTGGACTACTGGCAATATCCGCATTCTGGCTATGGTGGGTAATAGATGACTACGACAAATTAAGTAAAGATTACAACACAGCAACCAATCAGTTATCTCGCCAGCAAGCAATCACAGAAAACGCCAACAGTACATTCAGGATTATAAATAATGTCTCATCACTTAATAGCGAAGAGCGGAATAGGTCAGCCGTGGATTCTGAAAAAGTTAAAACGGTTATCAAAACTGTTCTTGTCAATAATGATTGCGCCAATACTGCTATTCCCAATGACGCTCTTATCAGGATGCACGACTATTCAGAAAGAATACGTGCCAGTGGAACATATAGCGATACCATCACACCTAACCGCTGATTGTCTATTGCCCTATATACCCGAGCAAATGACATGGGGAGAATCGTTAATGTTAAACATCTCCCTGTTATCGGTTATTGAGCAATGTAATTCAGACAAGAAAGCGATCCGCGATATTGAGTCAGCTAGAAGCAATTTAAATTTACATTAAAACGGAGTGTTTACGATGAACGAAGATAAAGATGCTTTAGCGGCTAAAATTTTAGGGTTTATGAAACAGCACAACCCAATTGAATATTCTTATGACGAAATGGGTTCTAAATATGCACATGTATTCTCTGAAAAGCTAGCTGAGCACCTGTTGCAAGAAAGCAATACGGGAAATTGAACAGCAACGACAGGTGATAAAATGAATCAAAAAAATGAATCTGAATTCGACGAAGTAGTTAAACCACTAATGAAGTATCTTGCAGAAAACTATCATCCTCACGTTAAGGTTGTGGTAGATAGCTCCACCGCAGAACTCGTTGAGGTTCATAACTCAATTTCGACAGATGAATTTATCAAAGATTAATAACGAGCCTCGCAATAGCGGGGCTTTTTAATGGAGAAATATCATGGCAGTAGAAGGTTCAGATAATCCAGTTAAATTCCGTGAAGAGCTGGATAAAAGCATTCCAAAAGAATAAAAAAAGCCCAGCACGGGAGGCTGGGCAATACTAACAATATATCAATCAAAGTGTAGCGATAGCTACTTAGTATAGCTTAAGTAAATATATATATCAGCAATTAGATAAGTCGTTTATCCATTAAGGAGAGTGATCATATCTTGACTGCTAGGAACAGACTAGAAGTGGCTTAGCAGTGTATCGCTAAGCTGCGAACTCTACGCATTTCATCGCTCATTCACAGAGCAATTCAAAAACGTCGAATCCAATCACTTTGATATGAGCCTTCGAGGAAGTCAGTTATAGCTGGCGAGCTTCGACGGGCTGATTTTCTATGTGAACGAGGGTTCATTTCAAATGAAGGTAATACGTTATGCAATATCCAAGAGTAAGTATTAATGGTGTATCTGTTCGTGTTGATGACAAAGGAAGATATAACCTAAATGATTTACATGCCTCAGCCGTGGCAAATGGCGAAGCCAGAGAGAATCAAAAGCCAAGCCAATTTTTGAGAAGTAAACAGGTTAAGACATTTGTAGAAAAATTAAGCGCAATGCAAAAATGCACTGCGGTCAAAGTCATTAACGGTGGGCTTAATCATGGTGTGTGGGCATTAGAATTAGTTGTTATTAGATACGCCGCTTGGTTAAAGCCAGAGTTTGAAATCCTTGTCTACAACACCTTTAAGGATGCTACGAGAAAAGGGTTAGATATCATGGCTAAGTTGAACAAGTTAGATCATGTAATCAATACCGAAACCAAAAATGTTAGTAGCTGCGCGAGAGCGATGGCTAACTGGGGTGTTGGTGGTAGAAAACAGTTACTACTATCTGCAAGGGAGCGAGTTGTAAAAGAAGCTCAAATCTATCTTCCTGGTATTGAATAATGACCAAACAAGAAAAAGACTGGCTAGATACTCTCCATCGTCAATTACAGCAATCACTTGAATATTTACATTGTGGCAGAGTTGATGAGGGGCGGATAGTTGCTGAAATCGTCGAGCGAGAGTTAGGCAAGTTAGTCAACAAACAGAAAACTAAATAGGTCCTAGTGGCCTTTTTTATTTAAGGAATGGATATGGCTAAAAGACCAGATTGGGAGGCCATCGAGTCGGCTTACCGAGCTGGCGTGATGTCACTCCGAGAAATAGCTTCACAACATGGCATTACTCATGGAGCGATTAACAAAAGAGCCAAAAAAGAAGGTTGGGAAAGAAGCCTAAAAGAAAAAATCAACCAAAAGGCCGAAGCGCTGGTATCCAAGAGAGAGGTATCCACTAAGGTATCCACCGAAAAGACTATTTCCGAGCGGATACTAATTGAGGCTAATGCTGAGGTTATTGCTAATGTCCGCATGGAACATAGAGGAGATATTCGAAGGGCTAGAGAGTTAACTAATAACTTATTTGATGAACTATCTGCTGAATGTGCTGATGTGCCGGCTTTGAGTAAGCTTGGCGATCTAATGTTTAATCCTGACGATAACGGACGCGATAAACTCAATGAAATTTATCATTCAATCATATCTCTCCCTGAGCGCGTTAAGTCAGCCAAAGCATTAAGTGAAACACTTAAAAACTTGGTTGGACTTGAGCGTCAGGCATATGGTCTTGATGATGTTCAGCCGAATAAGACAGCTAGCCAACTATCAGAACTAATGGACGACTTATCTAAGGAATAATCATGAAGCCAGAACATCTTGCATTATTGAGAGATAAGCTCTGGCGATTGAATCATCTCTACTGGATAACCAATAAAGAAGGTAAGCCGGTTCGATTTAAAATGACGCCTGAGCAACTTGAATACTTTGAAGGGATGCACACGCGAAACATTATTCTTAAAGCTCGTCAGCTTGGTTTCACTACTGAGGTCTGCATCATCCAATTAGATGCTGCGCTATTTGAGGCGGCGAAATGTGCATTGATCGCTCATACACTTAATGATGCTAAACGACTATTTAGGGAAAAGATAAAGTATGCCTACGAAAAGCTACCTGATGAAATCAAAGCGGCTAACCCAGCGAGTAATGATGCGTCTGGTGAGTTGGTTTTTAGTAAAGGCGGGTCACTTTATATCAGCACGTCATTTCGTGGCGGCACACTCCGTTATTTGCACGTTTCTGAGTTCGGTAAGATATGTGCTAAGTATCCAGAGAAAGCACGAGAGATTGTCACTGGCGCATTTGAAGCGGTATCAAGCGATTGTTTCACGACGATTGAAAGTACAGCGGAAGGTCGAGCGGGTTATTTCTTCGATTACTGTCAATCTGCTGAAAAAGCGCAAATTCAGAATAAGACTCTTTCTAACTTAGACTGGAAATTCTTTTTTTTCTCATGGTGGAAGAATCCGGAGTATGCAATTGACCCTGTGGAGCAATTACCACAGCGGTTAGTCGATTACTTCGATGAGATATCAAGTAAGCATGGTGTTCAATTAAACGATCGCCAGAAAGCATGGTATTACGCCAAAGAGAAAACACTTGGCGACGATATGAAGCGGGAATACCCGTCAATACCGTCTGAGGCATTCCAGCAATCGGTTGAAGGCGCTTACTACGCTAAGCAATTCCGCTTTCTCTACGAAAATAAACGCATTGGTACGCTTCCTGATAATTCACACTTACCTGTGCATACGTATTGGGACATTGGTGTGGGCGACTCAACGTCAATCTGGTTTATTCGTGAGGTTGGTGAAGAGTTCCACGTCATTGATCACTACTCAAACAGTGGTGAAGGTCTTCGGCATTACATGAAAGTGTTGAAAGACAAAGGCTACACATATGCAAGCCACAATGGCCCTCATGATATCGATAACCGTGAGTTTGGTTCTGATGCGAAATCTCGCAGAGAACTGGCTAGAGAGGGTTACGAAATCGACGGTGAAAACTATTCAATGCGATTTGAAGTAGTGCCGAAACTTTCCATTGATGAGGGTATCGAGGCAGTGCGTGAAATCCTACCACTTTGCGTGTTCGATGAGCATAAATGTAGTGAAGGCATTGCTCATCTAGAAGCTTATCGTAAAGAGTGGGATGACAAACGGGGTTGTTGGAAAGATAAACCACTTCACGATTACACGTCACATGATGCTGACGGATTTAGGTATTTTGCGGTGAGTCGCAGAAATACGAAACGGTTGACTAAGAAAATAGAATTTAACTGGAATTAACATGAATACAAACGTTGATTATAAGCATCCAGCTTACAATGAGTTTTTGCCTGAATGGGACATGATCGGCGATTGTGTTGATGGCGAGCGAGTTGTTAAAAGCAAAAAAGAGAAATACCTCCCTCATCCAGCAGATAAAAAAGACATTGATGATAAAGATAACGAACGTTATAAGCGTTATTTATCTAGAGCATCTTTCTTTAATGCTACTGGAAGGACACTTAGCGGTTTACTTGGTATTGCGTTTAGTAAGCCAGTAAAGATTAGTGTTAGCGGTGGTGTCGAGTATTTAGAAGCTGACATAGACGGTCAAGGTCAGCCACTAACCCAAATGATAAGGGATGCTTTATCGCAAAACTTACAACGTGGCCGAGCTGGTCTATTAAGTGATTTTAGCGGTTCAGGTATTCAGTCAGAAGCTAATAAGGGGCGCCCTTATGTTCGATTGTTTACAGCAAAAGAAATCATCAACTGGCGCGTAACGAATGGGAAAACATCCCTCGTTGTCCTCAAATATCAAGAGCCAGTAGATACAGATGATTTTGAACTGCAAATGCAGAATACCTGGATTGAATTAAGGATTATTAACGATGTGGCTCATTCTCGCCGTTGGTATGAAGATGGAGACATAAAGGTTACAGATTGGGTTATATTGAGTGATGCGAGCGGGAAATCGTTGAGCGAATTGCCATGGTCATGGATTGGCTCAATGAATAATGATCACACCCCCGATGCCCCTCCTCTTGCAGATATTGCTTACTTAAATATCAAACATTATCAAGCTGAGGCTGATATCGCAGAGTCTGCACACACTGTCGGTCAGCCGATGGTTGCATTAACGGGGCTTACAGACGATTGGGTTAAAAACTATATGTCTGATGGATTTACTGTTGGCTCCCGTAAAGGGGTATTGCTACCACAAGGTGGTGATATGAAGTTTGCACAGCCAGAAGATAGAAATATTCAAATTACTCTAGCTGAACGTAGAGAGAAACAAATGGCAATGCTAGGCGCTAAGCTAGTCGAGCGTGGAACGTCAGCAAGAACGGCTACACAGGCGCAGGATGAGGCGCAAACTGATAACTCAGTCCTTTCATTGAGTGCAGGTAATGTTGAGCAAGCATTTAACCGAGCACTTAATTTTTGCATTCAGTTTGCGGGCGGTGGCGAGGCGTCAATACAACTGAATAAAGTTTATGATATCGCTAAGCTAGATTCACCAACGATTACAGCGTTATTGGCCGCACTACAATCAGGCTCTATGAGATTGATTGATTTTGTTAAGTATCTGCAAAGTATCAATATCATTCCTCAAGATGAAAAAGCAGAGGATGTTGTTGATGAGCTGGAGGTAACTAGAGGGGCAAATATGTTGGGAGTGTAACTATGCAGCTGAGCATCATCCTTGATAACGCACTAATGATACAGGTCATGCTGGAAAGGTTGAAGTCATCAACAGCAGATACTCGTGATTTAGTGTTAGATATTCGCACCTCTGTGGCATCTGCGCTGTCTACTTTCTCTGGTGATATTTCATCAATAAGCAAAGCAAAATCAATCTCTCTGGCATTAAAAAAAACACTCAGGCCAGTTCTCCTAGGTTATTCTCAAAAATTGCTTGATGAAGCCATCAATGTTGCCATTGTTATGGCTGATGCTGAATATCGAGGTTTTAACTCATTTCTAGAAGGTATTAAGCCTGCCGACCATGAAAAAGTGCGTAGAGATGTGCAAAACATACCTATGGGTTTGGCTGGATGGAGTGGCTCACTATTCCTAGCTAAGTTTATTGAATCTTGGGCTGATACATCCGTTCAGCAGGTGGAAAATCAGGCATTGATATCTCTGTCATCTGGTGGTGATGTGTCTGATCTGCAATCAACGATTAACGGGACATCAGTTGAGCCTCTAATCATCGCATCGTCGGTAGTCGGTAGGATTGCCAGGGGTTTTCAGATGATATCCAGAACCTCTTTGCAGCATGCACACAGTATAGGAGCAATGGATTTCTACAAAGAGAATCCTGATCTGATTAAGTATGAAGAATTCAGCGCAATACTGGATAATAAAACTTCATCAGTATGCAGATCATTATCCGGTAATCGTTATCCACTAGGAGAGGGCCCTAAACCTCCCCTTCATCCCAATTGCCGTAGTCGGTTACTTCCAGTTTTAGATGAGAAATACATAAACTTAATTACAACAGATTATGTCGGTAATTCTGAATGGGGGGAAGAATCTTATTACGAGTGGCTTTATCGTCAGCCAGCGAACAGGCAGGACATTATACTTGGTAAGACTAGGGCACAGTTATTTCGTGATGGTGGATTACCACCTGATAAATTCGCAAAGTTACAGCTCGATAAATACTTTAAGCCAATAACGCTTAAGGAACTTCAATGGATCATACCTGATGCTTTTAATAAAGCAGGTATCGAACTCAAATGACCCACTTCGGTGGGTTTTTTATTATCAGCAGTTAGAGACTGCACCATCTAAACCAGAGGTTTTACGATGTTTAAATATTTATTAACGAAAGAAGAATTTGACGCATTAACTGATGAGCAAAAGGCTTTTTACAAAGAATCTGGTGGTAATTACCAACTTCAAATCGAAGGTATGCCAGAAATTCCAGATGTGTCAGGGCTTCAAAAAAAGGTTGATGAATTACTTTCTGAGAAAAAATCAGAGCAGGAGAAACGCCGACAGGCCGAAGAGGCTGCAAAAAAAGCAGCAGAAGATCAGGCACGTAAAAATGGCGACATTGAATCATTAGAAAAAAGCTGGGCTGAAAAGTTAAAGGCGCGTGAAAGCGAGTTATTAGCACAGTTGCAGGAGAAAGACACAAGCCTACATACACTATTGGTTGATAACGTCGCACAAACGCTGGCTACAAAACTTGCGGGTGACGCTGCGCCGTTAATTATGCCACACATTAAATCTCGATTATCAGTGGAGGAAGGTAAAACACGAGTGGTTGACGCTGCTGGCCATCCTTCTGCATTTACCATTGATGATTTAGAAAAAGAATTTCGTAGTAATCAGTTATTTGCTCCAGTAATTATCGGTAGCAAAGCCACCGGAACCGGAGGGGAAGGCGGCGGTAAAGGGAAGTCACCAGCCGGAGGCAGTGATAAACCCAAAAGCACGAACCCATTAGTGGATAGTGCACGTGAAATCATTGCTAATATCCAAGAGGATTAATTTATATGTCTTTATATATTTTTCAAAAACAAGTATCTCTAGCAGCAACAGAACTGGTTGCTCAGGCTGTCCGTCAATTTAACGAAGCATCTGGCGGTGCTTTAGTTATTGGTGATGGTGATCATATCGGTGACTACATTGAGCAAACATCATGGCAGTTACTCGGTGGGTTGGCTCAGCGACGTAATGCATATGGCTCAGGCAATCTAACGCCACAAGAATTGGGGCAAATCCTTGACCGTATGATTAAGGTTGATGGTCGTATTGGCCCTGTATCTGTTACCCCAACGATGATGAAACGACTAGGTAAAGATGTCTCAGAAGCGGCCGCGGTAGTTGCTGCTCAATCAGCGGAAGCCATGTTGCAAGATTACCTTAATACTTCTGGTGCAGCATTGAAAGCAGCTATTTCTGGTAATACAACGGCAGTTACTGTTGGCGGAGAAACGCCATCATTAAGAGGTTTGAATAAGGCCACACGTCCATTCGGTGATGCTTATTCACGCATTATCGCTTGGTTAATGGATGGTGCAACGTTCAACGACTTTATGGATGAGACACTAACCAACGCGAATAACCTGTTCCAAATTGGTAACGTTGCTATTAAGCAAGATAACCTTGGCCGTCGTTTTGTTATCTCTGATATTCCTGCTTTATCAGATGCAGATAAACAGCATTCGTTAGGCTTGGTTACTGGCGCCGCAGCGATTCAAACATCGCCACTAATCATGAAGGCTCAGGATGTGTTAGGCCAAGAAAATATTAAGGCGCTAATGCAAGGTGAGTACGACTTTACTGTTGGTCTACGTGGTTATCAGTGGAGTAAAGATAGTATCAAATCACCCACTAACGCACAGATTGAAACGGTAGCTAACTGGAAGCAAATTGCTACTGATATTAAAGATACCGCTGGCGTTATGGTTTCATTTGGCAAAGATACCAGTGTTGGTGGGTAATGTGAGGGGCAGTAGCCCCTTATTTATCATAAGGAGTGATCATGTCTATTGCGATTACGGGAGAGCAAGTTAATGAGCAATTAGAGGTGATGGGGTTTGAGGCAACAAGCCTTGTTATAAGCTCTGCCATATCTATTGTGGATACTATTGATACTTGCCTTGATAACGCAGGATATTCAGATGCGGTAGTTACCTTAATTAAGCTGTATTCGGTCATCCTCATATTATCATCTGCTGATGTTAGAAAAATATCCTCAGAACACGCACCTTCTGGCGCTTCTGTTTCATATCAGTATTTTGCTGATGGTAGAAAAACATTGTTAAAAACGCTGTCTTCTCTGGATCCCTCTGGATGTACCGATAGCTTACCTATTGAACGACCTGTTGGCATTGTTCAGTTTGATGTGGTTCGGGGGTGATATGGGGAAAATCCTGCGACGATTTTGCAAGGGGTGGGCAACCATTTGGAAAATTACAGGTAAAGATGGTTACGGTAAACCCATCTTTTCAGAGCCAATTCATATCCGATGTGATTACGGAAGTAGTTTTAAAGATGGTAGAAAAACTATTGGCACTGAAATAATCATTAAGAATGTTATTTGGACTGAGTATAGCGAAGCAACTCAAGAAGACTATATCGCCATTGGCAAACATGAAGATAGAGATCCATTTTTGCATGGTGCTAGTAGGATTAAGTCTATCGATAGAGACCGAGATATTAATGGTGGTCTAGATGATTACACATTAACGACGGCGGTATAACTATGGGGGCAAAAGTAAAAGGAATAGGTAATGCGATATCTAACTTAAACTCTCTGGTTGGAAGTATAGCATCAAAAAAGATAGCTCGAGCCATGCATAGAGCGCTAGATATTGGCGGTAGGCAAGCTGCTGTATACACGCCAATTGACACTAAAACGCTCATTAACTCACAATTTAGAGATGTAAAAGTAAAAGGCACACTATTTACTGGTCGCGTTGGTTATTCTGCTTCGTATGCTGTTTTCGTTCATGATCCTAGTGTTAAACAAACTTTCCGCAGACCTACTGCTAAGAAAGAATTCCTCCTGAAAGGATTTGAGGAAACGAAGCAAATGATTGATCAGGCTGTTGCTGAGGAATTTAAAATATGACGACCTTTGAGAGACTGAAAAACTATTTTTCTGAATCAGGGTTATCAGATGGTTTCATTCAGCAGGATTATATTTGGAATGAAAAAGAAGGTAATGATTCAGATTCATATATCGTATTTCAGCAACCCAATGGAACTGGACGTATTGATGATTTAAGTGGTGATGATTTCTTTACCATTTCACTCATATCTGGCAAGGCGTGGATTGAGTTTATTGTTCAGAGAGCTAACGAAATACTAGAGTATGTAAGGTGTCACTCTAGAAGCCATAACATTGGCTTTATTATCAATACATCTGGTTTTGTTAATCCAATTCAAACGACAGAAGGTAGGTTTATCATTCCGCTTTCTTTCCGCTGTACATCTTAAATTAAACACATCTTAACAGGTCACTTCGGTGGCTTTTTTTTTGCTGTTTAAAAAAAACTAAGGAATATAACTATGTACGCACTTAAATTAATTACTGAAAGAGAAGGCCGTAAAGTAGAAGAAGTACACTGCTTGGGAGAAATGTACCGCTTGGAATTTTATCCTGAACCTGAAAATAAGGATATCGTGGCGCGGGTTGAACACACAAAGAAAGACGCTATCCCATCATTTGACATTAAGCGTACAGATCATGCTTACATTACAACGATAGTCGGTGACACAGTTCGGGTTATCAGTCGCGGATTAAAATCAAACTAACATGGGTCGCTTATGCGGCCTTTTTTTATTTGCAAATAAAGAGGTTATAACATGTCACAATGTCCTGACAAAAAAGGGTTGGTGATGGGTAATGCGGGAATTATCCGTATTGCAAAAGGATGCCCTGACCAAGTACCAGCACAAGATCAGTTCTTACGCTTAGGTGCATTAACAAGCAAGTCATTCGATTTTGGTATGGAGACGGTAACGTCTAATGCTGATGATATCAAAGGGTTAACAGAATCAATCGTCACTGGTGCTGACTTCACCATTAGTTTTGATGGGGAATTGAAGAAGGCTGGTGTAACCGGATCTACTTCTGCTTTCGATATTGCGAAAGAAATCCTTGATGAAATTAAAGCTGGTCGCCAGCCAGATTACTGGGTTCAGCTTGATATGAAAGGTGATGGTTCTGATGTTGTTCAGGGCTATATGTTATTCACATCATGGTCAATGGAGTTTCCAACAAAAGAAATTTCCACTTATTCAGGTGAGTTGAAAGTTGCTGATGCAGAAACGGTTGAATGGCTACAAGAAGAAATCGTTGTTGAAAGTATTGCTGTCGAGCCAGCCACTCTGTCTGTAAAAGTGGGTGAAACTAAGACATTTACTGTCAAATTTACCCCAACAGATGCGACTAACAAAAACTACACCGCTGTAAGCGATAAGCCGAATTTTGCAACAGTTACCCAGCTTGTTAATGTGGTCACTGTGCGTGGTGTTGCTGAAGGTACTGCAAATATCACTGTCACATCCGAAGATGGTAGCAAGACAGCAAAATGCGTGGTCACTGTTACCGCTGCTTAATATTACAAAGGGTGCTTTCGAGTGCCCTTGATAATATTCAGGAGGGGTTATGACGCCTATTTTAGAAATCGGTGAGATGGTTATCTCTACTGATAAAAAGGATTACTTATTTAGACCATCGTTCATCAATATGACAAGAATCGGTGAGCCTAAACAGATTGTTAGTGCATATGGTCAATTAAATGGTGCCGAGGTGCAAGAGTTAATTACACGAGCCGTAATGAGCTACAGGGTTATTCCTGAATGGTTAATAAAAGCCATTAGCAAGCCAACATATGGGCGTAATATCCTACAAACGGCAATGATGGTTATGCAGGCGTGCTGTGATGATGACTGTTCGGAAATCATTGGAGAATGGAAGTCAGGTAAGCGCGGCATTGTCTATAAAAACGGCAAGATGCCAATCGCTGATATTATCGTCATTGCCAGAGAGTTATTCGCTCATGGAATTATCGGTAAAGCGAAGATCCGCAAACTTCAACGTAACGAAGGCAAAAACGAATTCTCAGATGAGTTTATGGCAATTGACTATATTAGCTCTGCTCGTGCGCACTTTGGCATGAATAGAGAGGAAGCCGAGCAATTAACCATGACTGAATTTCAGATGATGCTTAAAGCTAAATATCCTGATGAGAAAGGATTCACTAAAGAAGAATACGACAACATCATGAAGCAAGATGATAAGCGTAATGATGAGTTAATCAGTGGTAAGCGTAGACTAGTGAGTAGGAAGAGGTAGGTTCGTTTTCTGAAAGCCCCAATCCCAATCTTGTCCGAAGATAGACGAATAACTAAAAGAATCTTTACAAGACTTCTCTTGAGCCACTAAAAAAACAAGATATACTGTGTTTGTATACAGTTATTCTTGTGTTTATAAAACCAGTGTTTTTATTCACAGATGTATAAATTTTATTTATGTCATAAAATCAGTGCAATTTTTATTTTTAGGAAAATGAAAAATGACGGTTGTTGCTGATGGTGAAGGAAATGATTTAATCGAGTGTCCATTATGTGGAAACCAGCATGATGCTAATGAACTTTGCGCTTGTGGTTATGACCCCAAATTAAAAGAAAAAAATAAGTCCAATTATCAAGCTATTCATGCCGTTACAGCTACTCTTGATTTTGTTGCCGGGGATAAGGGGCGGGATATTAATGTAGAGGTAGGTAAGGAATGGGGCTTAGATTCTGATGATGTAGTTCAGTTTATATCCAGTGCAGATAAAAGATTCATGGCTAAAAGAAAGAGCCATGGGGTTATGAAAGAAGATGCGATGCCACATAACACCCCAAAAACATTTTCACGATATTTAGATAAAGACCTTTCATTTGTTGATTTCGTTACAGGGATTATGAAGTTGATGAAAAGGGAGGCTTATGAAGATAGATCTACCCTTTCAGGAGGGGCTTTAGTTTTTATCCATTATCAAGTTGATTTAGATGATAGTAGTGATGGTAGACTATTGATTATAATGGTAAACAAGAAAGGTGTTTTTGATTTTAATGAGAACCTTGTGCCTAAAAAAATACCATCTGTAAATTTAGATGCTTTAAGACAGGCTGTATTAATTGATTTAACTTTGTTTAAGTCAAGTTACCCAGATAATGATAGCGATCCTTATTTACACTTTATTACGGGCATGTCAAAAAGTGGATTTTTTAAAAGAGCACTTGGTTGTAACCCTAAAATTGATAACAAGCGAAGTATAGATCAGTTATTGAAAGCTGTAGATGGATTCTCAAACAATTTATTACTCACAACAGAGCAAAGGATCAAGGTAAGGGAATCAGTAAAATCTTTTATTGATGTTAAGGCTAAGAGCCTTGACAAGAAAATGACCGTTAGTGATGTAGGGAAAATCATAGAGAAGTGCATACCTGAAATGCAGAATGTAACAGGTAGATTTGAACAGTATGTTGATATAAACGAGTACACCATTGATCAGTATTTTGAACCTCACTACACATCATCAAAGCCATTTGGAGAAATAAAAATTTCAGATGACGATGATGAGTATGAAGTGACTTGTAGTGTGAATACTATCGGCTCCAGCAATAAATCAGATAAAAAAATAATTTACGATAAAGCCAATTCTCGCTTGATTATTCGTTTAACAGATTCGGGTATAACAGAAATAGAGAAAATTATTAAGGGGGCATAAATGCTCAATGTTGATGAGTTTGAAAGTTTTGTAAAAATAATGAAAGGCTCATCTACATCAGTTGTTAAGGGGCATTGTATAATTAATTTTGAATCTCCTCTTGATAACGTTGAGTATTTTGAGCTCTTGTTAAATAAGTATGGTGTCACTTCAATTTCAGAAAAAAGCCAGAATGAATTTGTCATTAGTACTGAGTTTTCAGATGAATCTAGCCTATTCCTTTCTATGGATAAGCTATTTTATAAATCTTGCTCAATAGGTAGCGTGCCGGAGTTTTTTTATGTTCTAAAAGGGAATCAATCATCATTAGAAGAGTCAAAAGAAACACTGTCAATATCTTTGTTTTTAAAATGGAAATCGATAGTAACAAAGGTTTCAAACCATACTATTAATGATAAATGTATTCTATATATGCCAAATGATGATGGCGGAAAAGAGCTGGTTGTAACCATAAATGAGAGCTTAGATTTTGTAAAAAAAATAAACTATAAAATTGACTCAAATCTTTCTGCTGATAACATTCTTAAAGTTTTAGATATAAATGACGCTCAATCTACTGAGCGTGAGTCAATAATGAGAACTGCGATATTTGAACTAATAAAAGATAATGAAAACAAAAATTTAATTTCAGTTATAGAAGCAGGGGATAAGATATATGTTCGTTATCAAAATTTACTTGAATTATATACAAAAAGATTTTCAGTAAACAAAATACTGTCAGAGTTAGAGCAAAAACAACTTGAGTACACAACTAAAATTAATGATTTTGTTTCATCTAGTCAAAATAAAGCATTTGCTATTCCAGGTGCTTTGATTGCAGTCGGCGGGTTGGCGAAATCAGGTGGTTTTTTCGACTCAGTTCTCATATTCATTGGTCTATATTTGATATATAGGGTCACTTATATCTCAAATGAGATACTGCTTGATTCTTATGAGTCATTGAAAAATAGCTTAAATGACCTAATTAAAAGGTATTCTAAGTTCGATGAAGGTATTGAGGTGCGAGATGCTGCATCTAGAATAGATTCAGACATAAAAATAAAAATAGGTAATGCTAAAAAAAGAATCGAAAAGATTAATGATATGGGTGTAATTATGTTGTGTGTAGGTGCTGTTTACTTAATTATAAAGTTGTTTACACCTTAATATACCTATTCCTTTTAAACCCACTCCGGTGGGTTTTTTATTGCCTGAATCTAACTTGTCAGGGTTACTACATTTCCCAATGGTTATCAATCCAACTAGCGGGGTTATCTTCAATACTTACACTCCATTCAGTTGAGGGTAACAATAAAGTTAATTGTGAAATTGCGTCAAGCCAATATTCAATCGATTCCATTAGTATAACTTCATTTTCTAACGTCAGTTTCGTTGATCCTTCTAAAATAACTCCATGAGAAGGCTCATCATAAAAATTTAGAGTTTCAGCTTCATTTTTGTATGGAAATGACTGATTTAATGCATTTGTGAGCTCGTCAAGTAAGCCTCTTTCTACGGTAGTTAGTGGAGTTTTTCTAGTCGCAGAATAATAAATTGATACACTCATAGATAAGTCCTTACCTGTAAGAGAGTAAAAGTATAATCATTAAATATAAATAGTGACTATCACTCGTAAAATAAGAGTTGGCTTAATTGTGCTGAAACGGAACAATTGGGATTAGGATTTAGACCAAAGGGTGTCATGTTAATTGGTCAGTCGGATGTATTTAGATTAATTATGAAAAGCAATCTACCGTCTGCTGAATCTTTCCAAGATTGGGTGTGTGAGCAGGTTTTACCTGAAATTATGGAGACAGGTAGTTACTCAATCAAGAAAAGCCAATCTGGCTTACCTGAATACCGCCAAGCAAGAACGCTGAAAATGTCGGTTGATGCCATTACTAACTTATTCGACTTAATGCCGAACCTGAGTGATGAGGCAAAACAGTGTGCAGCGGCTAATATCGTCAATCCGATTGTTGGATTTGAAGCGGTTCCTTTGCCGGCACTTGAACAAAAATATTATACCGCTGGTGAGGTTGGCGAAATGCTTGAAGTATCTGCCAATAAAATTGGTCGTATGGCTAATAAGCACGGATTAAAAACAGAGGAATATGGGAAATATTTCTTAGATAAATCTGCTTATTCATCAAAACAGGTTGAAGCATTCAGATATAACGACAATGGAGTTAAAGCATTGCGACACGCCATTCATGGTGTTGAAGTAGCTTAAACACCCAAGCCAAGGACGGCTTGTTCGAGATCACATATCACGCCTCTTAACTGAGGCTTTTTGCTTTAATTTGCACCACAAACAGCTAAACTAATAACAAATTAACTAACGAGGATGGTGTTGTGAAAAGATTATTAATTACATCTATTTTATCATTATCAGCTTTATCATTAACAGGGTGCGCTAGTGTTTCACCGCCAACACAACAGCAAATTGAAAGTGCCAGTTATGGGGCATTGCCTGACGACTATCAAGCTCAAATAAAAAATACAATGAGCACTATGCTAAAGGATCCGTATTCAGCTCAATATACATTTCTTCAACCATTTAAAGGATATTCTCAAGATGGTGCTTGGGCGCCATCTAAGGGTGGAGTGAATTATGGATGGGTAGCACCAGTTATGGTGAACGCAAAAAATAGTTATGGTGGGTATACCGGCGCCAAAAGGTATGTGTTTATGTTCTCTAACAGCATACTATATGATGTGACTGGAAATGATGCTTTTGGCCGAGTTGTGCCAATAAATCAATAGTAAATCAACATTGAGGTAGTGGTGCTGTGAGGAAGATACTAATTTTCATTGCAATTTTGTTTGCATACACCAATGCACTGGCTGGTGAATGTGTTGGTAGTGGTGCGTACCGAGTATGCACTGACTCTACAAAGAGTTCAAACGGGGATGAGACTATCCGATCTTATGACAATCAAGGAAACTCTTATTCAATAACGTCAGGTAGTAGAGATAATCCAGATGGGTCAACAGAAGTATTTTCTGTTGATAGCGAGGGTAATAAATACTCCATTAAAAGCTGGTGTGATAGCTCAGGGTGCCATACTCAAGATAGTGAAGGAAATAAATGCACCATCACCCAGTCAGGTGAAATGATTGGGTGTTAGGTGTTTCGCATATATCACTAGATAAAATGAGAACATAATGAAAAATAGTCTTTTTATATCTGCACTTGCTTTAATAATTACTTTTATTAGTTCGCCGTCTGTTGCCAAAGAAAATAGAAAGTTGTCAGATGTCGCTGAAATGGTTTGTGTTAATCATGAGGATAAGGCTTCATGTGAAGGGTTTGTTAACACATCAATAATTCTTGCATTTGAACAAGGTAGGGTTAGTGGAATTTGTGATTCGATGACAGAGTATGGTGAAAAAATACCTGACGATCAAAAAGATAGGTGTAGCGAATCTAAACAGGCATTGCAAGATGTGCGTAATATAAAATTCTAACTTAAAGCCTGTATATCAATCCAACCCTGCCAATCGGCGGGGTTTTTCATTTTAAGGAGCCGGTAATGGCAAATGTAGGCGAAATCGTTTATCAAGTTCAAATGGATGTTCGGCAATTACTTACATCACAACAGCAGTTAGAGCAACGCCTTAATCGTATGGATAGTAGCTTTAACAGAACGTCTCAGTCGGTAAATAACACAGAGCGTTCAATGCAGTCTCTATCCAAGGTTGCGGCGGCTCTTACTGGTTATTTATCTGCTTCAATGGTTGCCAGTTACTCCGAGGCGTGGACTGAATTAAACAACAAACTATCTAACTCAGTTCGCGCAAGTGAGTCGCTTATTGATGTCACTCAACGAGTATTTGATATTTCTCAAGCAACGCGATCTAGTCTCGATGCCACAGCTACACTCTACGCACGATTAGAGCGAGGAACGAGAGAATACAATACATCAGCAGCAGACTTAGCAAAATTAACATCCATCATCAACCAAGGTTTTATCGTCTCTGGTGCTACCGCGCAGGAAGCAGAAAACGCCATTATTCAGTTATCACAAGGTATTGCATCAGGTGTTCTTCGTGGTGAAGAGTTCAACTCAGTCGCAGAACAAGGTAGCCGTTTGATGGTTGCTCTTGCTGATTCGATGGGTGTTGGTATTGGTCAACTCCGTAAGATGGCAGCAGAAGGCAAGCTAACCACTGATGTTGTTGTGAGTGGCTTGCTGTCTCAAGGTGACTCGATAGGCAAAGAGTTCGCTAAAACAACTCGAACAATGTCGCAGGCATTTCAAGAGGCTGGTAGCAACTTAACTAAGTTCCTTGGCGAGAACACAACAATAAAGGCATCTATTAACGTATTCAGTGATGCTGTTATTACTGCAAGTAAGAGCCTTGATGAAATGGTTTTAGCGGTTAGCCTTGTTGCCTCCGTTGTTGGTGGTAGATACATTGCTGCAATGGGATTGGCTATCAAAGCTAAAATGCAATCAGCAGTTGCAGCAAGGCAAGAAGCGATAGCAAACCTTCAAGCCGCTAGAGTTGCTGAACACAATGCAATAATGACAGCAAGAAAGACCGCTTTAGATTTAGCTGCGGCAAGAGCGTTAGTTGAGAAAGCGAAAACCGAATTTGCGGCCGCAAGAGGAACAAACGCAGAAGCAACCGCGCTGGCAAATTTAATTGCCGTTAGATCTGCCGCAACAACCGCGGCGATAAATCATAAGCAAGCAACGCAAGCGCAGACAGCAGCAATGGCTAACTCAGCCGCAGCAGCAAGAGCTGCTTCTGTATCTATCGGTTTAGCTAATAAAGCTCTAGGTTTTGTTGGTGGGCCAGCAGGTATAGCAATGGCCGCAGGCGCTGCGATCATGTATTTCTATCAGCAGGCAAAAGAAGCAAGAGATGATGCGGTAAAGCTGGCTGAGGGAGTGGATAAGCTAACTGAAGAAATGAAAAAAATGACGAGGGTGCAGAAAAAAGCCGAAATGGCTGAATTAAGGAAAGCGCTACCTGAGTTAAGTAACCAAGCCCTTATCACTAGAGTAGCAATGAAACAAGCTGCTGAGAAGGTGCGTGAATTAGAGGCGGATCTAGCATTAGCGGCTGTTGGAACAAGTAAATACACATCACTTTCCAATCAACTTGCAGATGCTGAAGATGATTTAGCCACAGCAACCAATAAAGCAACTGAAGCATCAAATAATTACAGTCGTACAAAACACACCATATCTTTTATTCAAGCCGATCTTAATGGTGAGTTAAAAGAAGGGATTGATTTACTAAAAAGAGAAACTTCTGTCATACCAACCGCTGCAAAAGGGTGGGCTTCTTATGGATTTTCCATAGAAAGAGCAACCAAAGCTAAACAGGCATTTAGTTTGCTTCGCCCCGAATTGGATTATGGCGGAAAGGAAGGAGAGCAACTATTAAAGCAGATGGAGCGCAGAGTTGAATTATCTAAATTAGAAGGTGAGGAGAGAGCCAGATTGCAAGCTCAATATGCTGCCGAGGATTCTGGTGTTGTAGATAAAGATGCCATTGAAAACCTGAAATCCTTAGCAGCTCAAGAATATGAAAATAGTCAATCTAAAAAGGAAAATAGCAAAGCGCTTAAGGAATCAACCAAAGCCACAGATGCAGCATACGAAGCATTAAAACGCCAGAGAGAAGAAATTGAGCTTTTAAACAAAGGTTATAAAGACGGATCTCTTGAAATGGCTAAGTATGATGCGGTTAAAGCATTGGGTGACAAGGCATCTCCAGAACAGATTAAACTAGCTGAGAAACTTGCAGAAGATAAATATAACATTGAGCGTAATCTAGCAGATAAGAAAGCAGCGCTTGAGCTTGATTTGGTCGCTAAGGCTAAAGAATCTCACGATAAACAGTTGGCAGACTTAGAGCGGATAACAAAAGATGATGTATCTCTCACTGAACAAGCGGCAAGGCGCAAGGCTGAAATTGAGGCGGAATATCAGCAACAGATAGCTGAAATAAAGGCTAAAAACGCTGTATCACCGCAAGATAATTTAAAAGCACAAGTAGACCCTGTTCAGCAACTCAAAAACGAACACGAGCGTAAACTTGCGCTTATCCGTGAATTTGAGACTGAAAAAGGTGCTATCACTCAGCAAGGTTTGGCGTTAATGAATGCCGCTAATACTCAATACGAGCAAGACCGCATGAATGCTCAATGGGAGATATGGCGTAATCAGAGTCAAGCTAATCAGTTCTTAGCAGATGGACTAGATGCATTAGGACAACGTTCCGCTAACGTGATTACAGGGCTATTAACGGGCACTCAATCACTTAACGATGCTTTCCGCAATGTCGCATTAACCATTGTAGACCAAGCCGTTGGTGCTCTGGTTCAAATGGGTATGCAGCAGGTTAAGAATATGATTATGGGTGAGAGTATGGCGACAGCAACTACAGCGTCAACGCTTATTCAGGCGGCGGCTGCACAAACAGCGTGGGCGCCTGCGGCATTAAGCGCATCAATAGCCACATTAGGCGCAGCAGTAGCAACGGGAACATCATCATATACGGCGGCTATGGCAGCTAGTAAAACGATGGGGTTGGTTGCTGGTGCTCGTAAAAATGGTGGACCCGTAAATGCTGGCTCTATGTATCGAGTGGGTGAAGGTGGTAAGCCTGAGATATTCAAAGCATCGAACGGTAATCAGTACATGATACCGGGTGATAATGGTCGAGTTATCAGTAATCGACAGATGGGTAAAGGTGGTAATGGTATCAGCATGGGGGATATGCACTTTACATTCCAAGTTCAAGCACCTAATGGGATCACTCAAAAGGAAGCACAACAGATACAGCAAATGGTAAGAGGTACGGTTTATGACGTACTTGGCACCGAAATGCGTAGCGGTGGTGCTTTGGAGAAATCAAGAAGTTGGTAATGGCCACCCAAGCAGGTGGCTTTTTTATTGGAGTAACCAATGGAAGAGTTTAAATGGCGACCAGAAACGGCTTATCAGGTAGGTAATGAGCCTAAAGTGAAAGTAGCCAAGTTTGGTAACGGTTACGAACAAAGAGCTAAAGACGGGATCAACAATCAATTAAAAACTTATCAGCTTTCATTTATTAAACATGCTGATATTGGTAAGCAGATTGATGAATTTCTTAAGGCGCGCGGTGCGGTTGAATCGTTCTTATGGCTAACCAGTGATGATAACTCTAAGCGTAAATTTGTTTGCCGTGGCTGGCAGGTAACACCGAGAGCATCAGTATGGCAGATAGATTGCACATTTGAGGAGGTTGTTGCATGAGGGATATACCTCAAGAGATGCGCATAGATGTTGCAGAATTACAGCAAAATGCAATGTTAGATCTGTATGAAGTCGATTTAAGTCGTTTTGGTGGTGATGTTTATCGGTTTCATGACGGCATGAATGGCTTATTAAAACCTATTATCTGGCAGGGTTTGCGCTATGAACCTTATCCTGTTCAGGTTACAGGGTTTAGTGTAACAGCACAAGGTGCGTCAGACAGACCAAAAATGACATTTGCCAACTTTGACGGAATGCTAACCGCCATTAACAACGACTACGATGATGCGCTAGGCGCTATCGTTACTCGCAGACAGGTTTTAGAGCAATATCTTGATGTTGTTAATTTTCCCAACGGAAACCCACAAGCAGATCCAACCAGAGAAGCCGTTCAAAAATACGTTATCGAACAGCGAGAAAGTTCAGACTCTGATTTTGTGACGTATATATTAGCACTTCCAACAGAAACAGATAACGCCCTGATACCTAGACGGGTTATTCAGGCTGATATCTGCTCGTGGCGATACCGAGGATTTGATTGTGGTTATGATGGGCCACCTGTTGCAGATGAAAAAGACCAACCAACAACCGATCCCTTAAAAGACAAATGCTCTCATAAATACAGCGGGTGCAAATTAAGATTTAAATCTGTCATGCCATTCGGCGGGTATTTAGGCTCAAATAAATTAGGTTAATCCATGATTGAGAAAGACATTATCGCTCACGCGAAAGCGGAAAGAGCAAGGGAGTCGTGTGGCTTAATTTCGGGTGACAGGTATTTCCCTTGCAGAAACATACATCCCGATCCGCAAAACTATTTTGAAGTTAACCCAGACGATTGGATGACGGCAGAGTGCTATTCAGAAATCAAAGCTATTGTTCATAGTCACCCTAACGGAAAGCCTTTCCTGAGTTCTGGCGACAGAACAATACAAAGGAAAACAAATCTGCCTTGGTGGTTGGTATGTGATGGAGTGATCCATAAGTTCAGGCCAATAGCGCCACTGTTAGGTAGAGAGTTTAAGCATGGTGGGCAGGATTGTTATTCCATTATACGTGATGCCTATCATCTATCAGGCATTCAGTTAGATGATTTTATTCGCCCTGATGAATGGTGGTACACAGAGCAAAATCTCTATTTAGATAACACAGTTAAACAGGGTTTCTATCAAGTTGATGAAGCTCAAGAAGGCGACATGATATTGATTTGTTTAGGCACCTCAAAACCTTGCCATGCCGCTTTGTACTTAGGAAATCAAGAGATATTGCATCACAGGCCAGACAGATTGAGTAAGCGAGATACTTACGGTGGTTACTGGTTTAAATACACGCACAGCATCTGGAGACATAAACAATGGTCAAATTACAGTTTGCAGGCTATTTGCGCCGATTTGGACGCAGGTTCGAGCTTGAGGTAAGCAATGCTGGTGAAGCCTTGCGCTGTCTTTGCTATCAAATTGATGGGTTGAAAAAAGAGATTAACCAAGGTCAGTTTCGCGTTCGTATCGCAGGCAATGATATGACCGAGGATAGTATTTCCACGGGATTAAGTACGCCATTAAATGAAGGTGATGTTATTACGATCGTCCCCATAGTTGGTGGTGCTAAATCCGGCGGGTGGCTAGGCATTATTGGTGGAGCTGCTTTAATTGGCGCATCGTTTTTAATACCGGGTGGATTTTTGGCAACGATGACATCGACCGCATTATTTGCCGCTGGTGTTGGTGTGGCCGCTGCGGGATTGGCAACGATGCTAACTAAAACACCGCCCGCACCGAGCATAGAAGGTCGAAACTCTGAAAGTAACCAGTATTTCAGTTCATTATCAAATAGGGTCGGGCAAGGTTATCCAGTTCCTATCTGTTATGGCGAAATGGTTGTTGGCTCAAATGTAATATCACAAGGCTTGGAGACTGTTTAATGGGTAAAGGTGGCGGTGGAGGAAGCACTCCGAGATTGCTCGATGACAACTTAAAAAACAAACAATTTCTTAATGTCATCGATTTAGTTTCAGAAGGGCCGATAGAAGGCCCTGTTGGTGGTATGTCAGGCTTTTTATTGAATGGAACGCCTGTTGTAGATGAAGATGGAAATCCGAATATTCATGGTGTTGAAGTTCAGTGGCGAGCAGGAACACCGACACAGGAGCCACTAGAGGATTTTCCCTTTGTAGAAAAAGAAATTCCTGTCAATGTAGAGGTGAAAAAAAGTACACCAATCTTACGCACCATTTCAGATCAGGAAACTGACCGCGTTAGATTTACTTTGGGTGTTTCTGCTCTTGTTAGTCAAGACGATAAAGGGAATCAGTACGATGCTACTGTGGAAATGCTTATTGAAATTAATGATGGCTCTGGTTGGATGCATGCGGAAAAGGTAACAATAGGGCCAGGTAAAATAAGCGGTCAATATCTTGAGTCTCATATCATCGATGCGCCGACAAAAAAACCATTCCAAATCAGGGTTTCCCGTATCACTGACGATAGTAAAAGTGATTTGCTGAAAAACGGAACTGTATGGGCTAGTTACACAGAAATAACCGACGCTAAATTTTCTTACCCTAATTCTGCTGTCGTCGGGATGAAAATCGATAAATCCCAATACGGTGATACACCCAATCGAACCTACCATATCAAAGGGATGATTATCCAAGTTCCTGATAATTATGATCCAGAAACTCGTACTTACACAGGAATTTGGACTGGACGCTTCAAGCCGGCGTGGACTAATAACCCTGCATGGGTTTTTTACGATTTAGTCACCAATGAACGATACGGCATAGGAGAGATGATCGGTTCGTTTGGCGTTGATAAATTCGCATTATATGCCATTGCTCGTTACTGTGACGAACTAGTTGATGATGGGTTTGGCAACAAAGAGCCTCGCTTTACTTTCAATGCCTATATTACCTCTCAACGAAAAGCCAAAGAAGTGCTTGATGACTTGGCGTCTGTGTTTCGCGGTATGCCTTTATGGGATGGACAACAATTAACTTGCTTTCAGGATAGATCGTCAGATCCAGTATGGACGTACACAAACTCAAATGTTATTGATGGGAAATTTAAATATACATCAACAGCGAAATCAGCAAGACACAACGCTATTGAGGTGTCATGGATAAATCCGAATAATGGTTGGAGTGAAGAAAGAGAGTTCATTCAAGATGATGATCTCATTCAGAGGTTCAGTGGTGTAAACGTCAAGAAAGTCACTGCTTTTGGTTGCACTAGTCGTGGACAAGCTCACAGAGTAGGTAAATGGATATTACAAACAGAAAAGCTAGAGAAAGATAGTGTTACTTTCACTACTGGGCGCGAGGGGATCAATTGTATCTCTGGCGATATCATTGAAGTTGCAGATGATAGTTTTGCGGGAGTGAAGGTAGGCGGGCGAGTTTTATCAGTTAATGAACGAACTATTATTATCGATGCGCCTATTGAGTGGAAATATGACGATAAAGGTACTTTCTCATTTTTAGGGGCGTCAGGTAAGTTTGAAAAAATAGAAATTCAATCTATTGATGGTGATGCGGTTACTTTGCGTGAAATCCCGAACGGGCTGAAACAGTATGGTGTATTTTCTATTTCCAAAAGCACGTTAATGACCAGATTATTTCGTGTGATTTCCATTGCTGAAGATAATGAAGGAAATTACCTATACAACTGCATTCAGCATGAGCCACAAAAAGAAATCATTGTTGATAATGGTGTTGATTTTACTGGAAACCCGCCAACACAGAATGTTATTCGTATTCCTAATATAGAGCGTCTTTCTATTGCTTACGTTGATGACAGCTCACAGGTGCAAGCTAGAGCCATGTGGGCAACAACAACCATTAATAGAAATATTTCATTTAATGTCACTCTTTATAAAGACGGAAAGGTTGTCTCTACCGGAAGCTCAACAGATCTTGAATACTACTTCAATGGGCTTGAATCTGGAGATTATATTGTTGGTGTGCGAGGTAAAGATGCTAATGGAATGCTTGGTAATGAATCAAAAGTGCAGATGGTTATTGGCACACCTAGCGCACCCAGCTCGATAACTGTTGAGTCTGGTTTTTTTGAAATAAAACTGATCCCTCATATCTCCGCGCCGCACACTTTAAATACTGAGTTTGAGTTCTGGTTTTCTGGTGAAAACAGAATAGATAATATCAATGAAATAGAGTCAAAAGCTGATTTCCTAGGTAGAGCTAAATTCTGGACTAAAGGTCAGTTAAAAGCTGGTCGTGATTACTGGTTTTATGTACGAAGTGTCAATGAATATGGGAAGTCTCATTTTGTGGAAGTAAAGGGGCAGGCTGATGACAACACGGAAGCCATTCTAGATGAGTTAGACGGTCATTTCATGACAACTGATGCTGGTAAGCAACTCAGTGAACGCTTGGATTGGAATGCTGAGACAGCAATTATTCTTAGTAATGCTGACTCTCAACTATCACGCAGTCTGTTGGTGAAACACGGTCAATCACAGGCTGGAATCAAAGAGCTATGGCAAGTTCGTGCAACGGATAACGAAGCCTGGGCGCAGGAAGTTAAAGAAATTTACTCCGCTGTTGGTGACAACAAATCTGCAATTAAAGAGACTCAAACGTCAATTACCAAACTAGATGAGGCTTTTGGTCAGCGATTTACTGAAATTCGTACGGAAATGGATAAGGCTCAAGCCGATATCGTTTCAAACTCTACCGCCATCTCTAACACAAACAAAGCTTTTGCTGAAAACAAAACACAAGTTCAAGCTAAGTTTGATGAACAGGAGGGAATGATACAGGAGAAAATGCAAGCT